TGGTGTGAATGTAAATAAGTAAAAATCATTTCAATTTTATTTTTTGCCTGTTCGGCAACGTTGTAAAAATATTAAAATAAAAATATATATATGGACAAACAACCTAAAACTATATGTTTATTGCTTCATGGAATAGTAATATCCAATACATTTAAAATACCAGATGGTGTGTTCATTATAACACTTGCAACATCAAATGTTCCTTTGCCAAAATTAGATTTATTAAGAGGAATTGGAAGAGATATTTCGGATGTAGATAAACCAGTACAACCTTTATTTATTGGAACAAAAAAAACAGAACATGCCTTACGTTTAGAAAGAGATGTAATCGCAAAAAGTAATGCGGAAATTGATGCAAAAATTATTGAAGCTCGTGAAGCAATACATAAAAAGGAAATTGCAGAAGATGAAGGAGTTCGCGCAATAGAAATACTTGAACATCGTAAACATAGAATTCCATCATTTAGATTACATATGCCAGGAACAATGTTTTCAGAACACGTTTTGCAATTAGGTGAATCTGATGATGGGCGTATTGACATTCGTGAACGTGGTAAATCTCAAAAATTTACATCTTTGCCCGACACTACACTATCTTCATTTATATCTACTCATGGTAAAGGAGTTTATATTTTATTATCGTGTAGAACACATAAATTTAATTCGTATGAACGATTTAAACAATTATTAGAACGATCACCGGGTCTATTACAACTTAATTTTCCAACTACGGAAGAACGAGAAACATGTCGCAATATATTACATGCTATATTAATTAATAGTAAAATACCAGAGGGTTCTTCAGATTACAAATTTGTGATGGATGAATATGATTCTACTCATAAATTTGATGAACAACAACAGCCCATTGTACCTCAACGTTTAGTAGATATAATAGCATCATTATATCCAAAACAAAAAGACAGATTTGAAGAAATTATGTTGGCGCATGTATTAATGCACAAATATATGTTTACAAGTATAGGATCTGGATTTTTAGATAAAAAAATATTTATAGATGCCTATAATAAGCATTTATCATTGGATCAATTAAAGTTGTTATTGGACGATGACATTCCTGTATTATCCCAAATGGTTCGTCAACGAAGTGCTGATTCGGATAGACATCAATCGTTAAATGAACAAATATTACATATGTTACAATTTGAGCCGTGGATACAATACACTGGATTTTTTGAACAACTTTTAACAAAATTGTCTTTTATTAAAAAACGAAAATTGTTAGAAGTGTTGCGTAGATTGAAACAACGCGTTGAACATCCAATGAATACAACTATTGTATTAGATCATCCTGCAGTAAGAGCATTTCTTGGTAGTTCACTTTCAGGAAATAATGTGATTGTTTCAATCGATGGAGATCATGCTATTTATAAAACGGCGGATGGTTCATATATGACTATAAATGGAGACGGAGATACTGCTGCCTATGTTCCCATGTATCCAAATTTATTAGAAGATCGCGAAATTCTTTCTATAGCAGATGATGTTTCAAACCCAATAGATGATGTATCTTTAGATGTAGATGACATTGATGGAGGTAGACGTAAATCTCGCAGAGGTAAATCTCGTAAACGTAAATCTCGCAGAGGTAAATCTCGTAGAGGTAATCTCGTAAAATAAAAAAATTGAAATATATATTTTAAAAATAACTCAAAAAACATGGATCAATATTATTCAGCAGCAGCTACAGCAATTGGTTCTTATTTAAATGGATTTAATATGGATTTTGATAACTCCATATCAATTCAAGATCATGAATGGTGGGACACGTTAAACGAAGCAGTATACAAAATCATAGAATCACATTTTAGAAAACATCAAATTCGTGTATCGTTGACTAGGTTAGAAAAAGAATGGTTGCGTCGGCGCGCATTGTTGCGCGGATTTGTAAATCATGAACTTACGGATGAAGAGCTTTTTATTTACGATGTAGTAGATACGTTGCCGTATTATAATTATACATGGGAGAACAATCCGCCATTTGAATATATATTTCGCGAATCCTTTTTGTTGTAATTACATGAGTTGAAACATTTATTTCTGATGACAAAAATAGAATTACCAAACTCTATATATTCAGACACAAAACTTCCTAAATAAAGCATGACGATGTACATATTTTTAGGATTCCATTTAGTTCCAAGCAGATAATTACATCCTAAAAAGATCAGTAACATAACCAACAAAAACATCCAATGATGAATGTGAATACATTGGTTATTGCATTTATCTGAATCTAAAACAATGTTCATGTTTATTCCATGTTTAGGTTCACTATTTATACGTGTATTTAACAATACTACATAGGATATTAATGCACCCAATAAAAAAAATCCTAAATGCAAATACATAATTTAACGGATTTTAAAAAAATTGAAATGATATAAAAAATAAGTAAGTATACCGGCAACCAGAAACCAGCAAAACACAATGTCTCGCATTTTCAACGACACCGACGAGGTCGACGTTTCCCGCAAAACCAGGGCAACTCAAAAAGTTCGTTCTCCCAAGTACTCTCCCAAGTACCCGTCCGAAACCAAGTACGAAAAGGAGGTTCGTATCGCAGAAGCGGAAAACTGGAAGCGTCGCAAGGGTAAGGTCATCCGCAAGTGTCGTGACCAAAAGTACACGGACCACACCGACATTCGCGGCGAGGAAGAAGAGGTAAGTTTTCATGCCGAAGAGTTTAACAACAAACTTTCTTCTCTCGTCTCCATAGGTTTTACCATTCGTCGCGCAACGACATTGAATGTGAAACGTATCAAGGTTACTATGTTTCCAGACAGAATCGAGAAGGTCGTGTGGACGGAAAAAAAGATTGAAGACATCCCTCTTCTTCGCGGTACAATCTACAGGGGAAACAAAACTCGCGGTATCTCACGCGACGAAATCATCATTCTACACGAGCGGGCGTTCAACGGAAAACTGGAATGGCATCGGCGAATGTACGAGATACCTTTCTACGTGATGCAGAGTACTTTCTTTGACATGATCGCGGATGGGCCTGGGCATTACTACACGACGACAACGGGTCTACACGACGACAGGTAACGAAGCTGATTTTACATATTTGAATACATATGGTGAAAACACCTAACACCTTTTTTTACTAAAAATGTATTCAACAAAGTGGTTTTGTATAATCCTTAAAGTGTTCTTTACAAACGTAATAATAAGTTGGCGTACCTTTAATTTTACCTTTAATTTTAATAAGTGAATCTATATAAAAGTGTCTTTCTGGATCATAACAATCCATACACCTTCTCATATAACAACTTTTTTTATGTACTACCTCACGATGACCGCAATCGCATTTAGGACATTTACACGGGCAAAAAGGACTCGTGAATCCTTCCGTTACTCCGTCCATCTTATAATGTAAACAATACAAATATCTAAATCAATTTTTTGTTTTTTATAAAAGAATAGTTTTAAAAAAAATGAAATAAATTAATTTATTTATAATTACAAAATGTTTTCTGTTGGTGTTCGTGTTCCAACTGGAACAAATATTGAAAAGATAAAGTCAACATTTGATTCAATTGGATGGGGTACACGAATTGATTTTGGAATATGTAATTATGGCGCATGGAATACAGATTATGTTGAAGTACATTTTAATCAGGCAACCGAAACAGGAATTGCAATAAACGAGGAGTTGAAGAAAAAAAATATATTTATGGAGGTTGGAGAAGATACATGGGAGCTGTGTTATACAATGACGATGGAGGAATATCGTGGAATACGTAAACAAAAATAAATTTTCAGAAGAGATTCTTTTAAACCGGTGGCTTGCGCAACAACAGAATGCGTAGATAAAGAGTCATTTTTTAAAAAAAATATATTAAAAATCAAATTTTATCGTAATTTAGGATTTACACATTGTTGTTCGGTTGAATAAATTTGTGATGATTCACATGGCGTTTTATCTACTTTAACACAACTGCGAATACCTTTGTATTCTCCTACATAACAAAATCCGGTTTTGTTGCGGCTAAAATCTGGTTTAGGTAAAGGCTTTGCTATTTTATTCACGACCAATTTAGTACCAATGGATGTTTCATCTATGGCATTGGTAGCCGTTTTAGATGAAAATTTAATGACAAATGTAATAAAGTTTCTTATAACTTCAATAACATCAACTACATGATAAATATAAGGTCGTATTCTAGTGTAAATAAAATAAAACACGACAATTAAAATAATAGCTTTTACATACCATGGAATTCCTGTAGATTGAGAAACCGGTTGAATAACGGGTTGTTGATCCATATGTATGGATGACATAAAATTTTATACCCTTGAAGAATTTAAATGGGACAAAAATATATACGTATATAAAATATCTAATATAAAACCACTTATAGAAAAAAATAATAATACATATTCTATTGTGGATTTATGTTCAATATTATAAAAATAAATTGTCAATAAAGCGAAGAATGGTATCGCTAAAATATCTCCATAATGACTACAATTTTTTATAAAATTATATTTCATATATACGTTAAGAATATAAAAATTTTTGTCCCACTTTAATTGTGTAAAAGATAATAAAAGATAATATGTATGGCGTATTAAGTAAAGTAGTTGCAGAATCTTTATTAAGTCTTTATCCAGTATTTGTAAAATTTATTCCAGTATCTTTACCTCTTCAAATGTGGAGTCGTTTTTGTTCGTACATTCTTATTTCCTTTTTATTCATTGATTATTCGTATGTTGCAAAACAGCTTATTTCACCCATGGGTCTTTTGTTATCATGCGTTACGATTGTACACATTTATTCATCGTACAGGGGATTTCTTTTATTGAATAGTGGTGTATCCTATACAATGTTTTATATGTACCCCGTTCTTATTTTACTCATGTCGGGGTATACTATTCCCTATTTAGTAGCAATTGCTTGTTTGGGTGTATGGCTTTTAGCAACTACTAGTCAATTAGATGCTTATCCATATGAAGGTGTTACAATGATTAGTTTAGCAGCATTGACGGAAGCAATGATTTATTTTATTATTAAACGACTTCCTACTAAAAATAGTTGGAATCATGTCTTTTTATCTTATTTTGCGGGAGCCGTTTTATTTACTGCTTATTTACAACCTTCAATTGAAATTAAAAGTCAATTAAGTTTATCCATGGCAATCAATGGTATATTAGGATTGGGTGGATATTTGCTTCGGTTTTATTCCATGACAAATTTAAATGTATTTACTTATGCTGTATTATCTAATTTGGGTATTGTCATGTCTTACATTTATGGTTATGTTTGGTTTGGTGAAACAATTAACTTACAACAATTTTTTGGAACACTATGTATTATTATAGCATGTGTTTATGCAAAAAAATGAAATATATTTTTTGTTTTCTTTTACAAAAATGAATTCGTTTGACTTGGCAAGTTCTACAAAATCGGTATGGAGCGATGTAGCAACAAAACGATTTGATTTGTACGTAACAAAAGATACGTGTGTTAATCTTGGTGTAGATGATTGTATTATTTGGGGTGATCGACATGAATATGCAAAAATTGTACAGGTAATTGGAAATGATTCGCTATCTGGCCCACGAGGATTTATTTATTTACCATGGAGAAATGAGGGTCGTTGGGCAACACCACAATTTAGTCTTCGCGGTGATCCACGTTTTGTTATTTGTTATCCGGGTGGAACACCGCATTATGGACTTCACATTCCTCTTCATACCATTAGAAAAGATGAAGTTCCTTTGTTGAATACAAAATCCATGTATTCTAAACTATCTAATCTTTTAATTACACCACTACGTTTTGAAATCAATAAACAATGTTTAAATAATAATCTCGCATGTAGGATATATAATGAAAATACATATCATGCTAAAAACGAAAATGTTCATATTGAAATTAGTTTGTTTAAATTTGAAACATCCGTATCTAAATATTTAATAGATATAAAACATATTTCAGGATGTGAAATTGAATTTCAAGACTTTATTCTTGAAGTTAAATTTTAAATATAATTTTAAAAAAACATATAACTTTTTTGTAATATTTGGTACCAAAACGCTTATTCGGTTTGTGTCTAATTCTAAAAAAATTGATATAAATTATAATTAGATAATTTAATTAATATGGCAAAAGAAATACGATTTGAAAAATCATTTGCTAGTCATGAAAAGTATAAATATATCAGTGAAAACTATATGTTACCAAAATGGTTTAACTATAATGATATTGATTGGGTAAGATATTATCCATCAAAAAATGGTAAGTTATATATACCTAATTCCAAAAGAACAATTTATATAACAACAAAAAAAAAAGAAGAAATGTATATTTGTGATGATGAAAAAGTTAAAATACATAGTATATTCGTTAAATATTTAGCGTATTTAAATATGTATTTAAATACTGATAACGATTTAACTGATGAAGAAATAAAAATAATATTAAGTATTAAAATATGTGATTATGACTGGTTATTTATGTGGAGTAACCCAGAGTACGATAAAAATAATGAAGAATTACTTTTACAAAAAATATCA